AAAGACAGTAGATATAGATACATCGGGACCCGATGCAACTGTAGATATTGAAGAAGCAAAAGACGAAGCAGTTATTGAAACGGAAAAAGAAACAGGAACAGATAAATCATTTGAAAATGAACGAGAAACAAAGTTAGATGAAAAAAAGACAGACGAAAAATTAGAAGACTACAGCCAAGGGGTGCAATCACGTATTGCAAAACTTACTCGTAAAATGAGAGAAGCAGAAAGAAGAGAACAAGCTGCTTTAGATTATGCGAAAGGTGTAGAAGAGAAAAGACAAATTCTAGAAAAGAGGTTTGAGAAAACTGATTCTGAATATGTTAAGAAATTTGAGACTAGTATCAGTTCAGGTTTAGATTCTGCGCAAAAAGAATTAGCGTCAGCAATTGAATCTGGTGATGCGGCAGCTCAAGTTGAAGCGAACAAAAGAATTGCAACACTCGCTTTTGAGAATGCAAAACTAGAGCAAGCTAAAGCTGGTAGAGAAGAGCAACAGGCTGAGAAACCTGTCTTATCTCAACCACCCGTTCAAACACAACAAATGGATGAACCTATTAATCCCGATCCTAAAGCTGAAGCATGGGCTTCTCAAAACTCATGGTTTGGTACTGATAAAGCAATGACTTACACCGCTTTTGAAATACACAAGGATTTAACGGAAAAAGAAGGTTATGATCCTAACTCAAATGAGTATTATGCAGAGGTTGACAGAAGAATTAAAGTTGACTTTCCACATAAATTTGGTACTACTAATAATAAGCAATCGGCCGCTCCTGTTCAGACAGTTGCTTCAGCTAATAGAAGCGTAAAGCCAGGTCGCAAAACTGTGAGGCTCACACCTTCACAGGTAGCAATAGCTAAAAAATTAGGTGTGCCACTCGAAGAGTACGCAAAACAATTAAAAACCACGGAAGGAGCGTAAAATGGAAAACGAAAATAAAAATACTTCTCGTGCGAACCAAACACGGTCAAAGTCTGAACGACCTAAAGTGTGGGTTCCACCGTCATCTCTAGATGCACCCCCTGCACCTGATGGATTCAGGTATAGATGGATAAGAGCCGAAGTTGTAGGCTTTCAAGATACTAAAAACATAACTTCACGTTTAAGAGAAGGTTATGAGTTAGTTAGATCTGAAGAAGTTGAAAATGCAAGTGACTATCCAGTTGTCGAAGACGGCAAATACAAGGGAGTGATTGGGGTTGGTGGACTTCTTCTTGCGAAGGTACCTGAAGAGATCGCACAGCAACGTCAACAATATATGTCTGATAGACATAAAGAACGTAACGAAGCCGTAAACAACGACCTTATGAGGGAGCAGGATAATAGGATGCCTATCAATGTTGATAGACAATCTCGTGTAACCTTCGGTGGTACTAAAAAGTAATTTTTAAATCACTGAATTTATATAAACCCGTACTGGAGGCCCGCAAGGGCAGGTACATTAAGGAGTAAATAACTATGGCAAATAGACAAACTATAGGTTTTGGTTTTACTGCAGCAGGAACGCTTGGTCAAACACCGGCGACTTCTGGTCAAGGTAAATACAAAATCGATGCGGGTTATGGAACTACTATATACAATAGCGGAATGGTTAAATCAGCTGCTGGTTATATTGTGGACGGTCAAACGGCCGCTGCACCAGTAATTGGAGCGCTTAATGGAATATTTTACAACGCGGCTACAACTTTGAAGCCAACGTTTGCAAATTTCTATAAAGCAACGATTACACCAGCAAACAGTGAAGACATCACTGCTTTTGTATTAGATAACCCACAACAACAATACGTATGCGCAACAGATGCAGCAGTAGCCCAAGCAGGTTTCTTAGAATCTTATGATATGAATTCATCAGCAGGTGATGATATCAACGGTAGATCTAGAGGAACTTTAGACATTGGTGTTACAGCAGCAGACAGCAAATCACTAAGACTTTTAAGAGTAGCAGAAGATCCTGAAAATGAGGATATCACAGCTACACTATGTTCAGTGGTTGTTTGTTTAAATCTGATTGAGCTACAATCATAATAGGCAAATAGGAGAATAAATTATGGCTATATCACGATCACAACTAGTTAAAGAACTAGAGCCAGGTTTGAATGCACTATTCGGCCTGGAATATAAACGTTATGAAAATCAGCATGCTGAAATTTATAACGAGGAATCATCTGACAGAGCTTTTGAAGAAGAAGTTATGTTATCTGGTTTCGCTAACGCACAAGTAAAAGGTGAAGGTGCTGGTGTTTCATTTGATGAAGCACAAGAAACTTTCACTGCAAGATACACTCACGAGACTGTAGCTTTAGCGTTCGCAATCACTGAAGAAGCGATTGAGGACAACTTGTATGATAGACTTGCGTCTAGATATACAAAAGCTTTAGCAAGATCTATGAGTAACGCTAAGCAAGTAAAAGCTGTTGACCCATTAATTAATGGTTTCACAACTTTCTTGGCTGGTGATGGAAAAGCTTTAATGGCTACAGATCACCCGACAGTTGCTGGTTCATTCAGTAACGAATTAGCGGTATCTTCTGACTTAAACGAAACTTCATTAGAACAATCAATGATTGACATTGGTAAAATGACTGATGAAAGAGGTTTAAGAGTTGCAGCAAGAGGACTTAAAATGATAATTCCTTCTGAGCTACAATTCACTGCTGAAAGACTTATGAAGTCTCAAGGTAGAGTTGGAACAGCTGATAACGATATCAATGCAATCGTATCTATGGGTATGGTTCCTCAAGGTTATAGAGTGAACAACTACCTAACAGATTCAGATGCGTTTTATATCTTAACAGACGTGCCTAATGGTATGAAAATGTTCAACAGAGCACCATTGACAACTGCAATGGAAGGCGACTTTGACACTGGAAACGTTAGATACAAAGCTAGAGAAAGATACTCGTTTGGAGTTTCTGACCCTAGAGGTATCTTTGGTTCGCCAGGAGCGTAATCATTAAATAAGAAAATTTTTGTGGCGGGACACACTCTCGCCACAATTAACAAATAGAAAGAAAAAACCATGAAACAATTCACAGTAAAAATATGGGCATATAGTCATTACGCAAACTTTAATGTTGATGCGGAAGATAATGCTATTTCTCTAGAACAATCAATCCTTGACAAATTGGGAGAAAAGAGTATAAACTGGGAACATATCGGGAATTCTTATGATGACCGAATGAACAGAATAACCTATGAGGAGGTTGTTGATGATACAAGACCTATACAAAGCAAAAAGGTCCTTGGAGTTGAAGTGGGAACAGGAGCATCTATCTAATGGTAGATATACTCTTGAAATGGTCAGAATCGATGACAAAGTTAAGCAAGTCATTACTGATATAAAGCTTGAAGAAGCTGAAATTGCTCACAGACAAAACACTGCAGAAGGTGTTGCTCCACAAGTTTCTGTAGCTACTTAATCAAAAGCTACATCGCTGAAATGCATAAATACCTTAGGATCTCTTGCACTCTACTAAAAAATAACATATACTATTCGCACTATACATAAATTAATATTCTGCATAGACGCAGTATAGTCGACGGCCTAGAGACTATGTAGAATACAACTAGGAGAATAATCATGGCACAAACTAACTTTTCTGGACCTATTACGGCTGGAAACATAAGAAACACTACAGGTACAACTGTTGGTGAAAATGTAAAAAATACAGGTCAAGTTGTAATGTCTCAATCAGTAATGATTGATGCAGCAGTCGCAGCTGGGACAACTACTTACAACGTAGGTGTAATACCAAAAAACTCACAACTACTTACAGTTATACTTAGATGTGCAGTAGTAAGTGACTCTGGTACTTCAGCAACTGTATCAGTTGGAAAAACTGGAACTGCTACTTACTTTATTGGTAATACTAACGTTAAAGCTTTAGGAGAAACTACTACATTAGCTACTGGATCTTTAGATGAAGCTGATAGATTTGGTTCTGATACACAAATTACAGCAACTCTTATAGCTGCAGGAAGTACTGCAACTACAGGTCAAGTAACTGTTACGTTTACATATTTACAAGCAAACAATTTACAAGACGCAACAGCGAACTAGTAATAATTAATTAGTGTGGGGCTTAGGCCCCACATATAAATTTTAAGGAGAATAATATGGATTCAGACCAAACAACATTACAAAAAGATACTGGTTCAGCTTCAGTTATGAGAGCGGCTAGAACTAGAATTACTTCTATTCAAGCAAAAGGAATTGCAGGTTCTGTTTTAACTTTACATGATGCTGCAACTACAGGTGCAGCAGCAGGAACTAATTTAAAAGCTACTTATAAATATGGAACTGAAGGACTAGAAGTTTATATACCAGGTTCAGGAATTTTATTTCAAGATGGAATAATTGGTACACTAACACAAGGTTCTGGCACAGACGGAAGTGTTACGTTAACTATTACTGGAGCGTAAGCTCATGGCTAACGCAACTTCTGGAACAACTACTTTTGATAAAACTTTTTCTATTGATGAAATAATAGAAGAAGCTTTTGAGAGATTAGGGCAACAAGACGTTACAGGTTATCAATTAAAAACCTCAAGAAGATCATTAAATATAATGCTTCAAGAATGGGGCAATAGAGGTATTCATTATTGGGAAATAGGAGAACTTGATCTTGATTTAATACAAGGTCAATCTGAATATAAATTTTTTAGAGAAGCTGCGGATGGTACAAGTGCTACATCAAATCCAAATGGTGTATATGGAATATCAGACGTCCTTGAAGCACAATTAAGGACTAATAGAACTTCTACAAATCAATCAGATAGTCCTATGACTAAAGTTGATAGATCAACTTATGGTGCTTTTTCAAATAAATTATCACAAGGTACACCTAATCAATATTGGGTTCAAAGGTTTATAGATCACGTTAGTATAAATGTTTATCCTACACCAGATGCAACTAATGCATCTAAAGATGTTCATTTTTATTTTATAAAAAGAATTCAAGATGTTGGAGCTTATACTAATGCAACTGATATGCCTTTTAGATTTGTTCCTTGTATGGTTTCAGGTTTAGCTTATTATTTATCAATGAAGTATGCACCACAAATGACTCAACCAATGAAACTATATTATGAAGATGAATTAGCTAGAGCTTTAGCGGAAGACGGTTCAGCTTCAAGTACATTTATTACACCAAAAGCTTATTACCCAGGAACTTAATATGGAACAATACAAAGATTATGTTAGA